ACTACCATGTCTGCCGCATCGTCGCCTGCTACTCCAGTAGCGGGTACTTTGGGCATTTTTGTTGGTGCAGAGTACACAAACTCATCCAGTCAGATCGTTCGCGGTCAGTACTGGCCCGCAAGCACATCGTCTAACTATGCCGTTGGCTACGTTATTGATGATCCCCGCACTGTGTTTAAAGCCGCCGTGGTTGCTCAAGGTACTTCCTTGTCCAATACAGCGTCTACCATTGGCTATGTTAATCAAACTTTTGTTGGTACTAATATGTATGCCGTTACTGGCACTGCAGGTAATACCACAACTGGTGATTCAGCTATGGCCGTGTCTGGTGCAGTTGTTAGTTCTGGTACTTCTGGTAACACACGCATTGCAACATTGTTGCCTTTCCGTGTAGTTAGCTTGGTGCAAGATACTGCCGTCTCTGTTTCTGCTACTGCTTCTACCTCTGGTTCAAGCACAACTGTGACATTGACTGCGGCCAATACTGCGATCCAGCCCGGAATGCAGTTGATTTGTTCAACAGGCACAGGTTCCGCTCAAGGTAACTATATTTCTGTAGTGACTGTAAGTGGAACTACGGTAACTGTGAATTCCGCTGTCACTTTGGCATCTGGTTCACAAGTTTCTTTTGTTGGTTATCCTGAAGTTTTAGTCGTATGGAATCAATCATTCCAAGGTATGACTAACACTGCTGGCGTTTAATTAAGGAGCACTTAAATGGCTATTTCACGCGCACAACTGCTTAAAGAGTTGCTCCCTGGTTTGAACGCATTGTTCGGTCTAGAGTACGCCCGTTACGGCGAAGAGCACAAAGAGATCTACGAAACTGAGAAATCAGAGCGTAGCTTTGAAGAAGAGACAAAACTGTCAGGCTTCTCAGCCGCACCAGTCAAGGCCGAGGGCACAGCCATCAGCTACGACAATGCGCAAGAGGCATTTACAGCTCGCTATAACCACGAAACCATTGCTTTGGGTTTCTCAATCACTGAAGAGGCGATTGAAGATAACTTGTACGACAGCTTGTCTGCTCGTTACACCAAAGGTTTGGCCCGTGCTATGGCATACACCAAGCAAGTCAAAGCTGCCGCAGTTTTGAACAATGCTTACAACGCCGCTTATGTCGGCGGTGATGGTGTATCTTTGTTGAATACTGCTCATCCCTTGGTGAACGGTGGCACAAACTCCAACACTGCGTCTACCCCTGCTGACTTGAACGAGACTTCTCTTGAGAATGCCGTCATTCAAATCGCAGCTTGGACAGACGAGCGTGGTCTTTTGATCGCCGCACGCCCCAAGAAGTTGATTGTTCCACCAGCTCTAATGTTCGTTGCAACACGTTTGCTCGACACAGAATTGCGTGTTGGTACAAACAACAACGACATCAACGCGTTGAAGAACAATGGTTCGATTCCAGAGGGTTACACAGTTAACCACTTCTTGACCGCAACCAATGCATGGTTCTTGACTACTGATGTGCCTAATGGCCTCAAGCACTTTGAGCGTACACCTCTCCAGAATTCAATGGATGGAGATTTCGACACTGGGAACGTACGTTACAAGTCCCGCGAGCGTTATTCGTTCGGTTGGTCTGATCCATTGGGAATCTACGGTTCTTACTAATTTAATATTAGTTTTAATCTCTAAAGGGCCCTTGCGGGCCCTTTTTATTTGTTATATACTGGTTTCGGGGTAATTCCGCCCCATTCACACATAGGAGTACACACATGAATCCATTCCAACTTCGCTTTGAAATGCTTATGCAAGCACGACAAATGCTTGAATCAGAGTATTACGCTAAGAAATCGCATGATGAAGCTGTGACTTGGCCCACTTTGAATCAAGTTGTTGAGAGAGCTAAAGCATTAAACGACTTTGTAAGCGAAAAGTAAAAACTAGGGGGCCTTGTGCCCCCTTTTTTGTTGACAAGTTTAAAATTTAGTGTATATTGAGGGCTGTCTGGGACTTTTTCTCTTGTTGCCACTGGCCCAGCAGACGATGCAACGATTAACAAGAGTTCTTTTGCATAAGGAAATATCATGGGACGCAGTACCTTTGAAGGCCCAATTCTGGCCGCGACACAACGATTTGGCTCACAGCGTAATGCTGGTACCGTTGAATTAGTTCAAAATGCTTTTTTAGATTTTTCAGTTACAACTCCAGGAACTACCAACTATGGTGGCGCATCTGGTACGTTTGTAAGCTCAAACAACATTCCCAACAATACTGGCACAATCTGGACTCCCCAGTCTGGCGTGTACAGCACAAGCGGCCCAACAGTAGCTTCAGCTCCAACAGCCGATGCGACAGGCACTAACTATCGCGGCGCAGTATTCTTGATTCCTTACAATTCAAACATCATTGATGTGATTGTGGATCAAGGTACAACACCTACCGATGGAACCAATGCTGTTACATCGACACAAGCTTACATTTCCAACAACTTTGCCACATCTGCTGGCGTGTATGCAACGATGGCGGCCATTACAGCCGCAGGTCGTACCAATGCTACTTACACAGCCACACAGTTGGATAACGCTTGTGGTACGTTGCAAGACGTTCAAAACATTCAACCCGGTCAACAACCCACTTGGTTCTCGCAAGTTGTGGTGACTTTAAAAATGACTGTAGCGAGTTTGACGTCTGTTACCGCAGGTCAGTTTAATATCACCATCAGGTATACACAGGCTGACTTGAACATCGGCAACTCAACAACTTACCCCTACGGTAACTTTGACTGATCTTCTGGGGGCTTCGGCCCCCGTCTTTAATTAAGGAGATTAATCATGGCAGTACAAAGTCCAAATGGAATACCCGGCAGAAATGACGGCAACAATTCCATTTCTCGTCAAGCAAAATACGAACCTTTTGATCTACAGGTAACCCGTGGTCAAATTGCAGGTCATACGCCTTTAAACATATTTGGTTATGGTACAACTGGCACAACGGCTGGTGTATTTGTAACTATGTGGGAGAACGCTCCTACAACCAATTATGTATTCCCAGCAACTGCCGCAGTCATGTATGTGGCCAGTACCGTTGGTGCAGGTGATGCAGGCGCACTGATTCAAGTGGTTGGATTAGATGCAAACTACAGTCCGATTTCCGAGATTGTTGCTTTAGGTGGTACGGCGGGTACTGGCGTAGCCACAACTAAATCGTATCTTAGGATCAACAACATTTCTGTTGCATTGGCTAGTACAGTTCAACCTACTGGCCAGATTACTTTGCAAAACCAAGCTGCAACATCTGGTGCTGTTGAGTATGCGCAAATCAACACTTCTACGTTCAATGGTTCAACAGTAAGCAATGGCACATCACAAATGGCCGTGTATACAGTTCCTGCAAACAACACGTTGCAATTGACTAGATTTACTGCCAATAGTTCGTTTACTGGTAACACAGCAAACTACACGACTTATAGGGCGGTTGCATCATATCCATCAATATTGAATTCTTCTGCGACATTTGTTCGTAGGATTGTTTTGCAATCTCCTTTTGTTCAGCAGTACAACATACAACGCACATTTCCTTTTGCTTATCCAGCTGGAACAGATGTTCAGGGGCAAATTGCACCCAGTGCAACAACGGCCGCAACAGTTGGCATAAACATTGGTGGCGTACTCATAGCGGATTCCTAATCATGGCAACTCCAGCATGGCAAAGAGCGGAAGGGAAGAACAAGAACGGCGGGCTAAACGCCAAGGGTCGGGCATCCGCAAAGAAGGAGGGGATGAATTTAAAGCCTCCCCAACCCGAGGGCGGATCAAGGAAGAAGTCTTTCTGCGCAAGAATGGGAGGAGCCAAGAAGAAGTTAACTTCTCCAGAGGTTGCCAAAGACCCAAACAGTCGGATTAACAAGAGTCTTCGGGCTTGGAAATGCGCTGACGGTTGTGCTATTAGAGGACATACAAAAGGTAGGATTGTTTAATATGCCAAGTCATAGCGCAAAACAACACAAGTTTATGGAAGCAATTGCCCATAACAAGGCGTTTGCAAAGAAGGTAGGGGTTCCACAAACTGTGGGACAAGATTTTAGCAACGCCGATAAAGGCAAACATTTTTCAAAAGGTGGAGATATGAAGAACGAAATGCACGAACATCATATGCACATGGCACATCATCACTTGAAAGAAGCGATGAAACATGGCGGTCACGTCAAGAAGATGGCATCTGGTGGGATGACTACTGGCATGCACGGCGATGACGAGAAAAAAGGGATGACTACTGCCAAGATGGCTAAAGTCAAAGAAGGCGGAATCAAAGCCCACGGTGAACACAAGGTTCAAGAGCGTGGACATACCCGTGCATTGCAAGAGAAAATGAAGGGCAACACTATTGGTGACGGTCCTTTGTATAACGTCAAAGGCCCAGCCATGAAACGCGGCGGCAAAACCCATCACAAGAAGTGAGAAAACCATGAAACATCATCACCCAGAACATCACGAGCACATTCATCCTGCTGGTCATGAGCACCATCATGAGACTAAACACCATGTTCATCACATGAAAGAGCATGAAGTCAATGGTCACAAGCATCATCATCACCATTATGGTGAGCATGCTGCTGGACACCACAAGCATCATGAAGTTGTAGAGCACATGCATAAGCACCAAGAATCCAAATAAGGAGACTGTCATGCCAATGAATCCAATGATGATGAATCAAATGGCGCCTGCGGCTGCTCCAATGCGTCCCAGATCGCCTATGGCAGGTCGTATGCCTATGAATCCATTGATGGCTGCACGTCGGCCTGGTGGCATGAGTAAAGGTGGATCTGCACATAGTCGTGCTGATGGTTGCGCTGAACGCGGTCATACCAAAGGTACGATTGTGATGTGTGGCGGCGGGATGCACAAAAAATGATGGCCAGCCGCGGTATGGGTGATATTAACCCATCCAAAATGCCCGGCAAAAAGACAATACATCGCAAGGATAATCCGAACGATGTATCAGTCTATAAAAAGGGCGGCGAAGTCTGGGATAAGCCAAGACCAAAAGGTTTAGGCAAACCCAAGAAACTAACGCCATCCAAAAAAGCCGCAGCTAAAGCTATGGCTAAAAAAGCAGGTCGGCCATATCCAAATTTGGTTGACAACGTGAGAGCGGCTAAATAATGTCACAAACATCTGGTGTAGCGGCGTTTAATCTACAGCTTCCCGAATTAGTCGAGGAGGCTTTTGAGCGTTGTGGTGGTGAATCTCGCACTGGATATGATATTAAAACAGCACGCCGGTCGATGAATTTGCTGTTTGCAGACTGGGCAAATCGCGGCATTAACATGTGGACGTTTGAACAAGACGTCATTACCTTGGTCCAAGGCCAGCCAACATACGTTTTGCCAGACGATACTGTAGATTTACTTGAACACGTTATCAGGACACAACAAAATCAACCCAGTAATCAGGCCGATTTAACGATTACGCGCATCAGTGTGTCTACTTATGCGACGATCCCCAACAAGTTGATACAAGGACGCCCTATCCAGTTGTGGATTCAACGTTTGACAGCCAATACGCAGCCCACAGGAGTGACTGTTTATTCCGCTGTTGGCACTAGTGACACCCAGATAGCCGTTAGCACACTGGCCGGATTGCCAAATGCAGGGTTTATTACTCTTGATAATGAGCTAATTGGGTACAACGAACTCCAAGCCGCGGCCAACGGCAACCCAGCTTACATCTTAAACTGCACCAGAGGTCAGGGAAACACCACTGCGGCCACCCATAGCGCTGGAATTGCGGTACTTTTGACCCAGAAAAACAGCGTAACCGTGTGGCCTACACCTGACGGATCTACAACTTGGCAATTGGTCTACTGGCGTATGCGTAGAGTGCAAGATGCTGGGGGTGGAACCAACATTCCAGACGTGCCTTTTAGGTTTATACCTGCTCTGGTGGCGGGTTTGTCCTATTACATGGCGTTAAAAGTGCCCGGAGCGCTTGAAAGACTGCAAGTTTTGAAGTCCCAGTACGACGAAGCATGGGAATTGGCTGCGGCTGAAGACCATGAGAAGGCGGCAGTGCGTTTTGTACCCCGTAGAATGTACATTGGGGGAGGTTATTCATAATGGGTAACCGATTTTCCTCTGGAAAGAACTCGATTGCCG